CTTATCATACATTGTGAGAATTGATTTATTGTCTGTATCAGATAGATCGATTCCATCCAATGTCTTTACCAATTTCAGTCTATTTTCAGCAGTCTTTTCGTCGTTGCGAAACTTCTTGACTTGCATGGCTTTCACCCTTATTTTTTGAACATTTTTCACTTTGTCAAAATCAGAAAGTAAATCATTCATATCTTTCTGTGTTAATTTGACTTCATTTTTCAAGAAAACTTGTAAAAGATTCTTATCAGCTTTATGTTTGTTTTCTCTCATCTTCTCCTGAATTTCCATAACCTTCTTCATAGATGTTTTGAGTTGTATATCTGTCGTGACAAATTCTTGAAGTACTTCATTTTGATTCTGTGGGGTAAGACCCAAGAGTGATATTTTCAATTGTTGCATCTCCTGAAACCTCTTAGATCCATACGCCTTCTTAATATTTATCATGATCGCATTGATCTGTTGTGGGTTACGAATCATTGATAGGTTCAACTTTATGGTCATACCAGAATTCAAAATGAGATCAGAAAGTTTCTTCTTCATCTTGGTAATGAAATCTTGATTGATTTTTTTATTGATCTTAGATACGTTGACCAGATTTTCGATTTCCTCTATATCTTCTAAAATCGCGGCGTTTCTCGTTTTACTTTTGAGACGGGTCTTTTGATTTTTCAATTGTTTGATTTCATTGGCTTTTTGTGCATATTCGTTATATTTTTCGGGTACAGCATCAAACTTTTCAAAGATTTTTACGATTTCAGGTTGATCCATAGTGAAACCGAGCTTATCGACAATGTATCGTCGCAGTTTAAATCGAAGCTCCCTCTTACGACGATTGTGATACTTTTCAGCTTCTGAATTATTCTTTGATAACAGATACATCTTTTCACGATTGGTCAGAATCTTGAATGTATTGAGATACTTCAGTCGTTCTTGGCGCTTCTTCAATTGTTCTCGATTTAATTTAGACTTTGTGAGTGTATTGACTTCTTTTTTGAGGTTTATCATTTTTTTACTTCTCGTTTCATTTGTGTTTTCATTTTCATTTTCATTTACGTTTAACTTGTGTAACAGTGTCTGTTTATTGTAATTGTTTAGTTGATGTTTGTTGATGTATTCCATTAGATCACGACGAATGCTGTTCGTTTTTTCATCTTGGGTATTGAGTGCTGTTTTGATAGCTGTATTCACGGCAGTGTTAAAGTTCACTAGGTCACTGTTAAAGTTTGATTTAATTTTAATATTGTCTTCGGGATCAAGTGGTAATTCGTCTACAAAGTTTAAGAATTCATCATTACTTTCCACCCAATTACCATGATTCCTGAAGTTTTCAATTTTCGTAGCCTCCTTTTTTAGAGTGTTCATGTTGATATACGTTGTCGCAAACTTTTTCATCACTCGATCGATATTTTGTGGTTTGATTTCAAGTTCTTTTAGAAATTCGGATATTTTATCAGCATTACTACGTCTCAAGTCATTGAGAATACGTGTCATAAACATACGAGCATCTTTCAATACAATGTTAGCGTTTTCATCAGTCAAGAGACGCCTTATGAATAACTGTTGATCCTGGTTAGACATACCCAATGACCGAATGGCGTACACATCAGCAGTTATGGCGGCTCGTTTTTTTTGTGTCGCATATCGATGAATATTCGTTTTAAGTACTCCAAGGTTAGCACCTGCATCAAAAAAAATCAAAAATCTCGTTCTTTCCTCTACAGACAATGTCTTACTGTATTTATTCAAGAATACTTCCATGTTTGCCTTCTCGAGACGCTTTCTACGATCAAACTGGTTTTTGATCTGTTTTTGTTTTACGTTGTAAGCATTTCCAATCTTTGATTTCAAAATCTTCACATTCTTATTTGTTTGTGTATTTGTTATGGGTACGTTCACACCCAAACGTTTAGACATTTGATCAAGTAGAACCTTACTTTGAAACTTTACGACATTATTCACCTTTTTGAGAGTATTGAAATTCTTAGTAGCGGATATAGGTGTCATCGCATTTAGACCACTTTCAATTGCTAGATTAGAAAGTGTTTTTTTAGCAGTCGCGAGTTTAATTGTGTAAGCTTTATTGACTTCACTACTGAGTTTCAATGCGTTGTTTTTTGTATTGCTATTTTTCAATCTTTCAGAAAAGTTGTTATTCAATGAAGCTTCAAGTATCTTACGGTTTACTACCGTCTTAATTTCTTTTAAAGTTTTCTTCTTCATGACGACATCATCAACTTTCTTTTTGATTGAATTAAGGGAAGTGTTTGAAGTTTGAAAGTTTTGAATGAAAGGCGTTGGACTAATATTGAAACGCGTGGCATACCGCTTCAATTCATTTAATTCATTTTGATTCTTCTTTGACTTTTCATTCTTTATCACACTATTCAACTCTGACTGCAATTTTGGTATGTTAACTTTTTTCAATTTGAGACGATTAGTAAAAAGTTTCTTTTTGTTTACAGGAATCTTGACACTCTGAACTTCGAACGACAACACTTGTTTACGTTTAGTGAGTTTATCGTTTTCAGCTTTTTGTTTGGCAACCTTCATTTCCGTTCGAGTCTGTTCGATGAGTTTTTTCATAGGCACGAGCTGATTCACAGTTCTTATAGACGTGATTCTACTCGTAAAGTCCCCGACATCTGACGCATTTTTCAAGAGGTTTAACTTGACCGCCTCTCGAATGGTGACTTGTACAACATTCGCATATTTTAGTGTTTGTATATTCTCAATATCCCCAGCAAACTGTGAATACATACCAAGATTTTTCACCAGTGAAATTAAGTTTAGTTTACGAGTTGCAATTTGAGTATTTTGCTTGTTTTGTCCCTTGTTTTCTATATTCTTTTTTAACGCCAAAATATGACTTTTTGTTTTTGCGTTTCTAACCTGCTTTAAAACCTGACCGTCAACACCGAGAGTGCCAATACGTTTTAATAATTTTCTTTTCTCTTTCTCAACTATTTCGATATCACGTTGCTGTTTCAATTTTTTACCTTCTTCTATGAGCTGTGTGATCACCTGTTTATCTGGTTGAAAACGAGACAAAATACCATTTTTATCACCGTCGTTAAGTCCTATACGATTCAAAGCATTTTTAAGAAACTTGCGTTCGTTGGATACTGATTCCAACTGTCGGTTCCCCTGCAAGTCGTACGCTTCTTTAGTTAACACACGTATATCCTCACCACGATCTAGTCGATGAATGAGGCCGTCGATATCATTATTGTTTAGATTCAACTTCTTGATCGTTTCGAAAAAACTGACTTTAAACCGACCCGTCTGCTGTGTATCCCTCTTTTTCCTGATCGATTCAGCCTCTTGTATCAATTTTGATACATCACTCTCAGGGGTAATCGTTGAAACAACCCTAGTATAGATGTCCTTGGGTAGTGGTGACATCCGACTTTTAAACTCTTGAATCTTTTCTTGGATTTTTAAATCACGGCGTCGTGCATTCATCGCTTGAGCTTTTCGTAAAAGTATATTGAGATTTATACCTTTCATTTTGGACCTTTGCTGATAAGAAGCTAGATCGGTTCTTGTCAGGGAAGGGAGTGTGGTCAGCCTCACACTAAATGTATCCACATCCATTTACATTAGGCTGACAAAAAAGTATATCCTCTGTTAAATAATTGAATTTTTTCTTCATAACTCATGTTGAAATTAAAAACATCTGTATCTTCGACATTGATTTCGAGTATTTCTATTGGTGTATCGTAGGTGACCCGATTAGAAAGTGCTGAACGCACAAGGGTTTCAACGAATTGTTTTGGTGTTTGAATATCGTCTTGATACATTCGATTCATCTTAATTTTAATACACGTAACTTCGTGTGGTTTTTTATCAAAGAATGGTGTTAATGGATATTCCTCTTTCATACCTCCATCGACATAGGTTTGACCTTCGTACTTCCCACACGCAAATATGAAAGGTACCGCCATACTCATACATACGGCATCTATGACCTTCATATCTGGGTGTGTATCCTTAGAAAAATACACCGTTTCAGAGGTATTCATACAAAACGCTGAAATGTAAATCTTCATATCAAGTTCCCTGAAGGTGGGATCACAACCACATATTTCCACAAATTTTTTACGAATAGGAGCCATATCAACAAATCCAAATTTGTTAAAAAAGGAGCCCAAGCGTATCTTAACAAAATTGGGGACATTCAAATTCAACGAAGTTTCGAGAATTTCATCAACAGACATTCCAACCCCCAAGAATAGTGCCAAAATTGATCCAGCAGAAGACCCTGAAATTTCTTTCACATCGACAAGTTCAGACTCTCGAGCTTTTAGGGTACCTATCATGGAATATATACCCATAGACGCTGGCCCTAACACGAGGTATTTCATCTTCCTACTTAATAGAATTGAGGAAATTGACGACGCAAAAGCGCGAAAACCACGGCGAATACAATCGCGTGTGTCAGAGACGCTTCGAGACTGGTCTGACCTGATCGCATCACGCCACCCGAACCTGGGGGGAGAGTGAGGAGAAGACCAGGGCTCAACGCGAGGAAGAGCACGGTGGTTACGACAAGGTCGGTTCTGGTGAGCACGAGACCCATAGCCTTGGCGATGAGGCTGTACACGAGGAAAAACACGAGGGCGTGGAAGAAGATCGCCGACTGGTTTGTTTTGCGGTTCATGAAAGTTACCTTTGACCCATTGGTGGTCAGAAGAACACCTGGGCTGAGCGCCAAAAAAAGGGCGGCGGGGATAGCGACTTTCTGGGAAGTGATATCGGGGAGCATTTAATATAGACACATATATTTTTTAGAAAAGTCGACAAAATGGTTGAAAGTAGCACCGCGCATCATTTCTCCCTGGAGTCCATTATCAATAATGATTATTCGTAGTCTTTTCCAGATGTAATCAAGGAGTTCTTCATTTTCGGAGTGGATATCTAGAACATCCACAGAATCGTGCTCGTTGTAACAAAACTCCACAAAATCACAAAATTCTCCCATATGTTCGACGCGGGCGTCATCCATCAGTGTCCTGATAGTATTCCATATATGCCATAGCTCTTCTGAGTATTCGACTTCCCAGTCTTCGATATTCAGAGGAACGTTATCATCAATTTCTTCATCATCACTCACACCGACATCAAAGCCGGTGTTCGCTTCGTATACGTATTGGCTCCAGACCATTAGTTACTTACTTCTTTTTCGGGTTTATCCTTTATACCAGTTAGGGACAGTGAAGTGGATTCTTTCGTTTTAAGTCCATCTTTAATTGCATTTAGGGCTCCTTCTACTTTAGTTTCGTCTCCACCAAAAAATGTCATTAGACCTTCCTTGATAGAATCCTTACTCATACCAACCCTCCTGACAGATTTACGAATGCTAATTTTACCCTTCCTGAGGTTGATGGTGTCAATACCCTGATCCATCATATGCTTTTTTACATTTTCCTTCAAGCGCTTCTCCTCTTGAGTGAGGACCTTGATATCGGATTTCGCCTCGGCTAATTGTTTGCTGAGCTCTACGAGTTTAGATACACTCCCGGAGAGGTCAGGTGAAACAGAAGTCATTTATATTACTATTCATCTATTCTTTAAGCGCAGAGACCGCGCTGCATCAAATCTGGAACGATGGTGGAGTTGTTCCACACGAAAGGTTCCTTGGGGTTGGGGGGATCCTTACGGATCTGCTGGTTAGCGTTGCGGAGGGCACCACCGACAGTCTCGGGGA